GTTAATGAGACCGAGTTTTCTAAAGGCTTTATAAAGATCTGTTTATTAAGTCCTTGATTTTTTCCAAAAGACCCCAACCAGACAGGGTATTCAGGATCTCCTCCTAGGTAGGTTACCCATACCCCCTGTCCAACTACAGGAACCTCTGTATGGATACTCGATGGTTCTATAGGCCAAATCCAATCAGTCATCTCAGACCCTGTAGTTTGAACTCGTACCTTGATTCGTCGCAAATTGTCAGGGTCATTGCGATCCGCAACAACTCCTCTATAAATTCCGTAAAGTCTTTTGATATCCATTACGCCTCAGTAATGTTTAAGTTCTCTTCCAGTAAACGGAAGATCTCATCTGCTCCACCGACTAGAGAGTTGTTAAGTGCTGCCGATCCTCCTGTGAGGAACAACTGTGTAACTTTGGCAGTCTTTACTCCAGGAACTTGTTGCAGAACAAACTCAAGATCTTGTGGATAGATTGTGTCTTGGAAGTTCATTCCTACATATCCAAAGTCAGTGAGGAGTCTGTTCTTAATAGCAGTCTCGACCTCTGTCGAGGTGTATTGATTTAATCTTGTGTATGTAAAACTGACTGTGATGTCTACATATACAGGTGGGGATACAGTCACTGTTGTTCCCAACAAGATCTTGTCAGCCAAGTATTCCTCAACATCTGTCGAAACGTTATCCCATTCAACTGTTGTGTCTCCAGCATCATCTAATCCTGGTGCAAGGTCTGAGTCTACTGCTGTTCTAGTTGGAGCGATGTATACGGTGACGGATGTCCATACAGCCGCTTCCGCATTTGCCTTTCCAACACCAGTGACTGCTAAAGATAGATCAGCGTAATCTTGCAGTGTTACTGCTCGATTGTTTGCACGAAGAGCAAGGGCTGCTGCAGTACGGATTTGGTCAGTCTCTTCTGGATCTGATCCTCCTAATGCTGGATCAGGATTTGAAACAGAAACAATACTTTGAAGTGCTGAGGTTTGAATCTCAGATAGCCCTGGAACGTAGTCAATGAAGGTTAAAGTGTCTGAGGAGACGTTACCAAAAGATCCTCCACCGACTGTGTAGATTGCTCGAATCTCTGAGTACAGTGTCGGTATAACTCCTGACACTCCATCGCCAAATAAGACTGTAACGATGTCGTCTTCATCTGTAGAGACGGTGAACACCTGATCTGTTGGGCCAAAGTCAAGGAGGTGCTGTACCTGTGTCCACTTAGTGTAGATGTCTCCATCTTGCACATAGATCTGTACGGAGTCGTCAACAGCAGGTGTCTCACCTAACTCAAAACGCATGGCTGGAAGACCTGTTGATGTTCCAATAAGTTCACCGTTAGTAGTTGCATTGTCTGATACAAGGATAACTGATCGTCCCTCTCCAGCAGTTACTATTTCTGTTCCAGGAGTTGCTCCTACTGCTGCTGGAACAACTGCATCTGCACCAGTTGTGAAGTAAACAGTTTGAACCGTATCGCCAATAACTACTTCTCCAGTAACGACCGTTCCTTCAGGGATGGTTACAGAAGAGGCAGATGTGTTACTAAACTCTAGTGTTACGTAGGCTTGACGGTAACCTGCAGGTGTGTATCCATAAGTCTGTGCAATATTTAGAACGCTGTTACGTTGGGTCGCTGTTGTTAGGAACGCCTCATTAGCATTTCGATCGATGTAGTAGGAGAGTATGTCGCCCATGTAAGCAAACGCCTCCACGAGTGCGACACCAAAGTCTGCTGGGTCAGCCGCTGTCCAGTCAGGTACACGATCTTGAATACGTGCGATTAGTTCTGATCGAATTGCAAAGTAGTCTTTGCTTGTGTAGTCGATCGATACGGGGATAGTGGATGGTGGGGTTATGGTCACAGGTTCTCCTCAATTGCTATAGCGTTTCCTTCAATTCGAATTAATCCTATTGAGGTGCTAGTTACCTCATCATTTGGCAAAGCGTAGGTAACATCCACCTGCATAATGCCTGTGTACTCATCAAAGACACTGCTGACAGACTGCAGAGTCAACTTCTGTAACTGGTCGTTAAAGGCTTGGTTGACTTCAAACTCAATCTGAGTCTGAGCATCCTCTTGGTTTTCAAAGACTGATAGAGGGATGTCTGTTCCAAACTTTGGACGCATTACTCGTTCTCTCAGTGCCGTGCCTATAACAGAACGAACTTTGTCAGCCCAAATCTTTGTCTGGTCTGTTGTGGTACCTACACGTCCATAAGGATCTATAGAGAAAGGCAAGGAGATTGCAACTTCAGCCATTATCTACCTACCCATCGTCTTGGAGTGATTTTGTAGCCGCTTTGAGTTTCTTTGACCATAGTGGCTGGTGCACTTATTCTAGTAGATGTTGGTCGACTAGATACCCCTGTCGTAAGTTCATGAGCAATATTTCTGATAGGAATTGTAGAAGCAGTCAGGGGACGGAAGGCACTGGCTTTATTACGTCCAGTTCCATCAGTCATGCAGGTAAACTCAACGGAGTAACGACCGTCCCAAGTTATGAAATGATCTACCTTCTTTATAACCCAGTAACCATCAGTGGTGCTTCCAGTCCCATTTATCTCAACAGTTCGGTAGGGAGCAATGTTGGGATTACCTTGGCCAGTTCCTTCTGCCAGGATTGAGAATCCTGAGAGATTTGCATTGGCTTCAGCAATCATCTTGGCAACTGCAGGACTAGCCGATACCGAAGAAGAGAGAACCTCTTTGAATAGGGGCTCTTTAGTTGAGGACCTTAGTTTCTTTCCCACCTGATTAGGGGAAGAGGTAGTCGTATAGGATTTTGCTGTAAGAGGATCAATTCCATGAATGACTTTATCTTTTCGACTGTATGTTCCACCAGAACTTAGGTCACCTACTTTAGGTTGGAAGGTGTCTAACGTATGAGAGACAGGGCCGCTGTACTCACGAGTCTCTGCCTCCTCGAAAGAAAGTACGGGAACTACAGTCATAAATTGATTTATCATATTGTCAATCGGGTGAAAGTAAAGATCAGTCCCTGAGACTTGTGCTACATACCCAATCTTTCTAGCAAGTTCTTGAATCTTTTCCCAATACGAATGAGAGGTCATTGTTATCTGACTTAGACGTAATGGGTGCGGAGTAATGTTTGGCTTTAACTTAAACTTCTTAGCAATCTCTTCAACCACTTCCGTAACAGTCTTGTTAGTCCAGATCTTTGCTTCTCCCTGCTTTAACCCAAGAGAAGCGCCTATCCCTCTAACAACTACTCGACGGTTCATTCCTTGTGCTGTTCGAGGAGACGAGTCGTAGACATAGCCGAAGAACTCACCTGATACGGAGTCGTTTCTCCACTTTACATGAAGTGGAACTCCTGTCTTCAAAACTTTTGTGTAGAAAGAGTCAGAGTATGGATACGTTATTTCGATGATGTCTTGTTTACCAGCCTCTTGATACAGCCTAAAGTTTTGAGGAACTGTATCAAACCCAGGAAAATCTGGGTAAGAAACGGTGAACCCAGAACCTTGACGACTCTGGTACGTACTACTCATTTGGAATCCTTAGTTGAGTACCAGGAGCAATAGAGAATGGGTCAAGAATCTCAGGGTTAATATCAAGGATTCTCCACCACAGGTTTGATGCACCAAGGTATCGCAAGGCTAAGTTGTCGAGTCGATCAGTCTCAATCCAGTTGTACAGAAAGAAGGATGCCGTGTAACTAGGAAACTCACGGTTAACTGTCAATTCGTAGGTGCTAGATCTAGCGTCAAAAGCCTTGTAGACTTTGCCATCCGCATATCTGCTATCAAGAAAAATCATTTAATTAACCTCACTCCTTCACCTTATCTTGAATGCTGTAATCAATAAATCGATGACAAGTAAAGTTAACTGTTGAAAGAATAGGGATCATTCTGTTATTGAACATAGTGTGATTTATACCAAGATCTGAGATACGAACTCTGTAGCGTAAGTTTGCTCCTAAGTGTAATTCTAGAATTGACATACGCATGTAACCGCGATCGGCAGTTGTTCCGTTTAATTCAGATTTAAAGGTAGCGTGAGGACCATTGATAGTCTTAAATAGGTATTCAAGATCGTACATCGTTCCTTTATTATAAATCTCTCGTTGATCTTCGATAGAGACGTTTTCTCCATAAGGAGAGTTGCCAATAACGTTTGCAGAATAAATTCTGCTTCGTTGAGCAGGGTCTAGTTCAGAGGGTGGGTTAGTAATCTTTTTTTGTTGTGCACTTACATACCCAAGTTTGTCTAGGTAATTCATGTCTTCAATTCTGTTTAAGATAATTGAAAACTGAATTTGAGAAGAAAATAATCCTGCAGAAATTGGGATGGCTTCGTCTTTACCACTTGCTTGGTACTCAGGATTAACTGCTCCTTGAATGCCCCAACCCATAGTTACAGAGGTAGGGTTGTAAAGAAACTTAAAGCCATACAATTGATCATCAACTTGTTTAGAGTTGCTTCTATTAAGTCCATCTAATTGTTCTACAACAAACTTCTTGTCCATTTGGAAGGTTCCACGTCCAGGAGTAACTCCAGTCCACGCTTGTCTAGCATCTGTGTAGTTTCCTTGGTTGATAGAGACGTTATCTAGAGAGGATGCTTGTGGTCCGAGAGGGTTGTGTAAAGCATTCTTTAACAGAGGAGCGTTGTATTGATAAGGTCCTTTAGGGTTTACCTTACCTCCATCTACAACTGTTACAGGGCCACTAGGTTTAGTGTTAGAGGTTGTTCTAGAAGTTGTAGAAGGTGTTGGTTTTTTTAACACTTTTAACTTGTTAACTCTACTTGTTAAATTCGTGTAACGCGTCCACGAATCATCTCGTCTATTCTTTAATATATTTAAATTATTTCTAGCATTTGCAAGTTGTGAAGGAAGCAGGAACCCAGTAGCAATTTCTTTTTCAAGTTTTGTAATAGCATTAACGTAAGATTTGTACTCTTTGTAGACAACGTCAGCCTTTGCTTGATAAGAAGCGATTTCTCGTTTCTTTTCATCAGTAAAGTACGCATTTGCTCGCGCATTTGCAGCAGCAGACTTATTTCTAGAAGATGAGATGGTACTTTCAATTTTTGAGTAATCTGCCTGGTTAGTCACTAGGAGTTTCCAATCATTGAGTTTTCATTGTTATGGTTTAAGAACTTCTGCACCTGCTTAGCAAACCTCATGGCTGTTAGATCACTTGCTTCATCAAACTTCACAGTTATGTTTACTGTCTTGTCCCCTGAAACAACAGTTCCTTGAGGTATAGATGCTCCGTAACCTGAAGTTGCTCCTCCACGAATCTTAGTTCCCCAACTACTCTCGTTGATAAGGTTAAAGACTGTTTGAGGATCAGCGTTGTTCTTCAAAGCACCAACAATGGCATCGTAACCACGTTCGGCAGACTTGTTTCCAAGGATGGTTCTGACAGTAGCGTCAAGACCCTCTTCCATAGACTTGTAGCGTCTTACGTTATGGGAGTTCATGATCTCAGACCCGCCCATGTCCAAGGTTGTATTGAGAGGGTTGTAATGAGCAGAGTTCTTCCAGTGACCGCCTTCAAAGCGCATCCATGTATTAACAGACTTAAGATTTGTGTCTGTTATCGGTGCTCCAATTCTACTGAGGAACTGTGTCGCCCATTCTTGCTGATCACCAGTTCCAAGAATTGCTTTTGTACCTGCAACGTTAGAGGCAGCAGAGGTAGGAGTGACACTAGAACCTGCAGCGCCAACTGGAGATGCTGCTCCAAAGTAAGTTAATACATCTGGATTAACTGGGTTGTTCTTTCCTTGTCGTACTTCGTAGTGGAGGTGAGGACCAGTCGTATTACCTGTGTTTCCTGACTTTCCAATTTTTTGTCCCTTTGTTACAAAGTCACCGAGGTTCACACTTCGCTCACTTAAGTGTCCATACACTGTCTGGTACCCATTAGGATGATCGATAACGATAGCGGTTCCGTAATCTGGTCCTGGGTTAATACTGGAAACATAACCATCAAGACTTGCTGATACAGGTGATCCGATCTTCATTGGGAAATCTTGACCTGTGTGTACGTTGTTTGTTGATGCCCAAATTCCTGAGTTATCTTTAGCACCAAACCCGTTTCCTGCGGCTCCGCCTCGTGGTCCGATACCAGTATTAAATCCAGCACCAAATCCAGAGGTTGCTCCACCGCCTGGTACACCCTTAGGAAGTAATGAGATTAAATCTTTTATTCCACTTAACAGCATAGTGATGCCTGTAGATAAAGCCGCTCCTACGTTAGTTCCGCCAACTCCGCCAATCAATCCCTTTAGGTATCCCATTTGCTCAACGGATTTCCCTAGTACTCGGTTAAATGCTTCTACAGTATCTGCAGCATTTTCAAAACCGCGAATCATTGCGGTTTCTGCTTTCATCATTAACTCTGTTTCAGAACCGCTTAAACGACCTGCAGCAGTGAGGGCTGTGTTTGCATTCCCTCCTCCTTGATTACTTCCACGAACTGCGAGGTCTGGATTTCGTCCTGCTGTAATATCAATCATTGCTTGATACAAGATCTCTTGTTGCCCTGCATCAAATCCCATAGTAGACATGTTGGCACCAAGGAAACCACGTTGACGTGATTCTTGTAATGCTTCAACACTGCTGAATCCACGACCACCAGTCATAGCACTCATTAACTGCTTTGCAATTTGCCCTGGTGTTTTTTCTTTTCCAGAAACCGCATCATAGGTACTGATACCGTACTGGTATAGGTTTGCTCCCATAGGACCTGACTGAAGTCCTGCAATTGAACTAGCCGCTGCTGCGTTATCCATTCCAAGATATTTAAACGCTCCACCAACTTGAGATACAGTCTGTAGGTAGTTAGCACTTCCTGGGGTATAGCCACGACTAGCCAGTAACGCTGCAACTGCAGCATCTGAACCACGACTAGAGAAGCCACCACCCATAGCGCTGAATGTTGCACGCTCTAACTGACCACGGTTAATTCCTGGAGATGCTAATCCTGCTTGGTAGAATCCAACTGAACGCTGCATTGTAAGAGCGAGATCAGGCATTCCTGCGTAGGCAGCAGCAACTGGTGCTAAACCTATCTTAGCCGCTCCTATAGCGCCTTGAACAAACTTGCTACGACCACCGCTACCAGGATCTAGGGGGAATCCACCGCCACCCTGTTGAGAGAACTGTCCAAGACTGTTGTTGACTTGATTAGTCCCTGGACCTGAGTAAGTCTGCTGTGGGAAACGTGCATTGTCAGCGCCCGTACCTGGCCGTGTAGTTGATGTGCCTAGGTGAGCACTACCGCCGTTATTCTTTAGAGCGCCAGTAGCGCCCTCCATAGCCGAAGTTGAAACGCTAGATACTTTTTCAAGTGACTCGTAGAGAGCATTAACTTTCTTTGTCAGTTCGTCAACACCAGTGGTCAAAGACTTAATGTTGGCAACCATCTTGTTGGCCATGCTAGTCCTTTCCCTTTACGTATTTGGCTATCTGTAGCCAGTTCTTTCGTTCTCGTGGTGACAACTGCTTTATCTCTGTCAACGTCCATCCCTTAAAGGATTGAGTTAACGCTGCCCATTCAGCCACTACGTGACTGTATGGAAGAGTATTAGAATCGAAATAAGGTCCCGAAATTAACGGGAACTGGTACCTCGCTTCCAGTCTCAGGGTCAGTGACAACGATGCTGTCAAACTGCGGTCCTGGTAGTCGCTTGTTGATCTCTTCAACAATCTTTCTACGATCAGCAAGTCCTAGGTTTCGTACCTGTTGCTTGCTAACAACTGGAGAGTTATCGATCTTTAACACAGTATTCTCTAGCATGATGGTGGTCAACTCAGCGGAGGATTTATCAGAGTTGATAATCATCTCTTTCTGAGAGACACCTGTCGGTAGTGTCACTGTGTACTCGTGGTTCTTTCCCGATACTGAGAAAATACGATCATTAACTGGGTCAGTTAAAATCTTCACTTGAATATCTTTATCAAGATCAACTTCAATCTGCTTTAGTTCTGATCCAAAGTAGACGGGTACTTCTGTGGTGCGACCAAAGGTAGCCTTGAAGATTGCCAGGATAAGCATGTCTCGATCCCCTGCAAGGAGTTGATCTAACATCTTCTCATCTGCCTTCTCATTTCCAATCCGAACTGTTCCTCGTTGAAGGATAGTTAAGATTGCTCTACCGACGTTTGCTGCACGAGCAATTGCTTCTTCGTCATTACCATTGAGTTCTCTTACCTCTGCCTCCGTAATGACTTCCCCAGCGGCGTTTATGTAGCCGCCAGGGAGAGTCACCACGTTGTCCAAAGGAGGGAGGACCTTTACATCTATAGCCTCTGGCTTTTCAGCGATGGCTTGGTTAATGAGGTTGTTTGCCAATGCGGGATTAGCCGCTGCACTAATTGTTTTCGTCATGTTAGTCCTTTGTTAGTCGAGGAAGTCTGCTGCTTGTGTAGTTAAGTTAGGTGCCCAGTTAACATCAAATCCTTCGTGTACGAGTGTCATCTGCTCTACGAATAGGGCGTTGTCACCTGCGTTGAGGTCTGAGTATGCAACTGATGTAGGCCATGCGTTGTAAACTTCAAAACGCATCGCTACGTGGTCTGTTGCAGAAGAGTTATCCTCTTCACCTGCAGAAGGAATTGGGTGTGATAGGACCTGAACTTCTAGGTTGCAACGGAAGTTCTGTGCGATAGATCGTGTTGATCCACCAGCAGCAACAGTTGCAAACATGTTACGCATCCATTCCCAGTTCTGGTTAGTACCAAGAATCACACCACGTTGTAGTGTGATAGGTGTGAAGGTTGTCTGACCAGGAATCTGGTGGACAGTGGTGTTGTAACCACCTTCACGGTATGGGATAGAGTCTGTGGTGACCGATAGGCCAGACACAGAAGTGAACCCTAGAGTGACACCCTTGAGTGCATCTAGTGTTGGATTAGTTCCTTGGGGCTTAAACTGCACCAAGAATCTAAAGTTACGAATCGGATCGGTGATTAATGTCGACCGATTATTAATGATTGTAGGCATTTATATTTCTCCTTCGGATTAGTTCAGCGTCTTTTGGCTGAGGTCGATGACGATGAACTCTGCTGGATATTGAAGAGCCACACCAACTTGGATGTGAACTTCTCCATTTGCAATCTGCTGTGCGCTGTTGTTCTCTCCATCACACTTGATGAAGAATGCTTGAGCGTTAGTTGCTCCACGGAGACCGCCTTGGTTCTTGTACTCGTTCAAGAATGAGCCAAGAGTTGTACGAATCTGTGCCCATAGACGTTCGTCATTGTTCTCGAACAATGCGAACTCTGTAAGGTTCTGTAGATTCTTACGGATGTAGTTAAGTGAGCGGCGCATGTTGACGTACTTGTTAGCAGTGCCGTCTTGCTTGAGTGTACGAGCACCCATGACAGAAAGACCAGCGCCAGGAATCTGACGGATTGGGTTTACTGGAGATGTGCTTGCGTTGAGTGAATCAAGTTCAGTTGAGGTAAATGTCTTTTCTACAGAAACAATTCCTTGAACAGAAGCACCGATACCTGCTGGAGCCTTGAAGACACCACGGCTTGCATCTGTTGATAGGTAGAGTCCTGCTACCGCACCTGATGGTCCGATCTTGCGTAGTGCACCAGCACCACGTCCAAGAGGATCAGAGATAAATACGTGTGGGTAGTAGACAGCGATTGCTGCTGAGTCTGTAAGAGATCCAGCAAACGAGATTGCATTTGCGACAGTCTGGCTAGCAGCAGTCTCAGCAACTACGAATGAGTTGTTTGATTCTGACCAACTTGATGCTGCGTCATACACTTCTGCTTCATCTGCTGACAGGCTGTGGATTCCTGGAAGGAATACGACGAGTGGACGAGCAAG